AATAGTCAGAAACGTGAATATGAATACGGGGTGCTGTCATAGGCTTGCGGCTAACACGCCGATTTCCGCAACTCAATTATACTTTTTAAATTTATAAAATTTTAACTATGGAATGGATAATCGTAAAAGATAAAATGCCTTAGCCACCAAAAGAAAAACTATGATACTGACAATTTTAGCAGCAGCACTATTCAGTTTCTATTTCATAGAGATGGCTAGACTGCACAAAAAATGGAAAATGGATTTCAAGCCATTCAACTGCCTGGTATGTCTGCCAGCATGGGTGGCATTGGCACTGTACCTGATGCCTAAATGGGTGACAGATGGTGTCATTGTCATGTTTGGTGCTGCAATCCTTTCCGTATTACTTAAAACAATAATGAACAAAGCACATGAATCAGGAACACATTGATTTTTTAGAAGCAAACAAAATCAACTTTGAGACTGTCAAACTAGGTTTCACTAGAAATATCTCTCATGATACACTGAGAATGTATGAGCATATCTATCACCTGTACATAAACCCTAGCTATGTTTTGACCTATTGGTGTGGTGACTGTGTGTTTGACATGCTCAAAAGACTCATGCACTACTATGAGAATCTGCCAAAGGTAGAGCCTGCTGCAGAGCCGGTGACTGAGCCAGCAGCAGTGGTGACACCTAGTGATGTAAAGCAGACTACTAAAAGAATCAGAAAGAAATGAGAATCCTGATCATAACTACCCAAAACAGTGGGGTGGGCTATCACCGAATGATGATGCCTATCCACTACATGAACAAAGAGAAAGCCATTGTCACTGACAAACTCAATGATGACCTGCTGGAAACAGGCTTTGACATTGTGGTCATCAACCGTTTTTTGCCATATAACACAATAGATGAGTTGATTGCTGCTAGGGAAAAATATGGTTTTAAGCTGGTAGTAGATGTGGATGACTACTGGGTGCTAGATGAATGGCACATTTTAAAGCACCAATATCCTACACAGAGAATCATTGACCACATCAAGATTGCTGACATGGTGACCTGCACAAACATGGGATTGAGGTACTACATCAGCAGCATCAATGAGAATGTGCATGTAATACCAAATGCTTTGCCATTTGGAAGGGATCAGTTTACTGATGTGCATGTGCCATCTGATTTGGTGAGGGTAGTTTATGCCGGATCAATTACCCATGAGAAAGACATTGCCATCCTAAAAAATCCATTCAAAAGAGTGCTGGGAGACAAAAGCCTGGTTAGCAATTTGCATTTCACAATTTGCGGATATAGTGAAACAAATCCTTTCACCAAAAAGGTATGGCAGAGAATGGTGTCAGATTTCACTGTGGGGCTGCAGTTACCAGGTGCAGTCAAGCCGGCACTGAATGTCTATGAGTATATGAACTTTTACAATGAGGCAGACATCTCAATAGTGCCACTAGTGCCTAGCAGGTTTAATGCAATGAAGTCAAACCTAAAAGTGCTGGAGGCAGCAGCTAAAAAAATCCCGGTGCTGGTGAGCAATACTGCTCCTTATGATGGGTGCAAACATGCAATCAAAGTATCAAATCAGACTGAGTGGTATAAAAATATCAAAAAACTAGGCACTGATGCTATTTATAGGAAAGAGATGGGAGAAAAGAATTTTGAATGGTGCAATGAATATTTCCACCTGGATAAAATAAATGTGCTGAGGGAGCAGCTTTACCGGTCTTTGCTATGAAAAACCATGTGAGAGTATACCTGGAGCATTTTGGATATGATCTGACAGACTTTATACCATGTGAGGTGTGTGGTGGCAAAGGGCAGGACATCCATCACATAAAGGCTAGGGGGATGGGTGGCAGCAAGACTAGAGACACCATTGATAATTTGCAATGTCTTTGTAGACGATGTCACCTGGAGTATGGAGACAAAAAGCAGTGGATGGAATTTTTGAAAGAAAAACACAAAAGCAAGATAAATGATAACTGACAAAGAATTTCTAGAGGCAGAATTGAGCATGGGCATCAGCTATGACAATCCACAGTTTCGGGCATTGGCAAAAGCTACTGCAGATCAGCTAGCCGGTCTAGGGGCAAAAACAGTCCTGGACTTTGGGGCTGGCACAGGTGTATATGCGGATGCCTATCATCAAGCCGGTTATGAGGTGAAAGCATTTGAGATATTCCAGTCACACAGAGACTACATGGCTGAGAAAGTGCCACACATTCAGATAGTGGATGAGCCTATCACCACAGATGTATTGTCATTCATAGAGACTGCAGAACACATGACAGATACTGAACTAGACATCCTATTCAGCACCATCTCTCCTGAGTTCATTCTATTCAGCAGCACATCTCAGAAAACTGATTTTGATGAGCAGTGGGGGCATATAAACATCAAGGAGCAGGATGAGTGGGATAGATACTTTGAGTCAAAGGGATATGCAAAGCTGAAAGATTTGTCAGCACCTACATCATGGGCAAAAATGTATGTCAAATGGCTATAATTGAACTGGCACTATTCATTGCATTTTTAATCACATGGCTGATAGCATTATATAAAATCATGACAGATGTGGAAACTAAAAGCAATATGGAATCTACTGACCAGCAGTAACTGGCTGGTGGTTACAAGTAAGACCGGAAAGCCAAAAGACAAAATGAACATCTGTGGGGCATACAGTGTAGCTATGGCAGAGACCACTATAAATCACATGATTGCTCAGGTCAATGATGCAGTGGATCAGGAGAATGCAGTCAGCGAAGTCAAAAATATTATTAACGGAATTAATTAAATACACACACTATGATACTACTAGCAGCACAAATTGAGGGGCTAGCATCCCGGAAAGACAAAACAGTCAGACTGACTCTAGGCACACAGGAACTGTCACCTAATAAGGCAGCAGAGATTTTCCAGCTAAATCAGAAATTTTGCTATGTAGCTATAAAGGAGGAGAATTTCCAGGCTGAGGAGGTGGATGAGATAGAAAACCTGCAGGCTGAACTAGAGACAAAAAAGACACCTAGCCAAAGACTCAGGGGCATTCTGTTTGTCAATTTCAATCAGAACAGTGAGGGATATAAAGACTTTGCTACTTACTACCTGGCAAAAATGGAGAAAATCTGTAATCACTTTAAAAACAAACTAGACTAATGAAAACATTTATTTCAATCATACTATCAGTGCTGACCATCATAGTGTTGGCAATGGTATTTAGCATCAAAGTATTTGGCATCAGAATCAGTGACATCCTGTTCATATTGATGGTGATATTCCTAGTAGGATGGACAGTCCTAGCACTGGCTGATGAGATATTTGATGGACTTGAGCAATGGGAAAACAAAAGAGAATGGAGGAGAAAACATGGCAGTAAGTAAAAAGAAAGCTGCACCAAAAAAGGCAGTAAAAGTCAAAGAGGGCAGAGGCAGACCAAAGGCTATAGAGACACCTGAGAAGATGTGGGAGTTGTTTGTTGAATATGAGTCATGGGTAAGGCAAAACCCTATTGAGGTGCAGGACTTTGTAGGCAAAGACGGAGATGAGGTATTCCGGAAAAAGAACAGACCATTGACTATGGAGGGCTTTGAGATGCATGTTTTTGGGAAAGGGATTGCCACAGACCTAGATCAGTATTTTGCGAATAGAGAGGGCAGGTATTCAAATTTCGTGTCCATCTGTTCACGCATTAGGAAAACAATCAGGCAGGATCAGATAGAGGGAGGCATGGCAGGCATCTACAATCCTAGCATCACACAGAGGCTAAACGGTCTAGTGGAAAAGGTGCAGGAGGATGGCAGCAAGGAGGTGACCATCAAAGTCAAGTATGAAAAGAAAGAGACACCAAAGGAATAGATGATGGGTGACTAAGATCATCTAGATAGATAAAATAAGCACAGTTTTTAATGGAGAAAGAGGTCAAACTGAATGCACTGCATGTCAATCAGCAGAAAGTAGTAGACGGTCACAAAAGATTCTCTGTCCTGTCATGTGGCAGGAGATGGGGAAAATCTGCACTAGCTATCAATCTGCTGTCTGAGATAGCCATTGAGGGAAAGCTGGCAGGATATTTCACACCTACCTATAAACTGCTGGATGGCACATTCAATGAGTGCCTGCATGCACTAGAGCCTATCATATCCCGAAAGAATGACCATCAGTTCATTGAGTTAATTACTGGGGGCAAAATAGAGTTTTGGTCACTAGAGAATGAACTGGCAGGGAGGTCACGAAAATATCACCGGAATATCATTGATGAGGCAGCATTCGTCAAAAACCTATGGGGCAGGTGGACTGAATCAATCAGACCTACACTGACAGACTATAAAGGGGATGCATTCTTTTTGTCTACACCAAAAGGCAAAAATGACTTTCATAAGATATGGCAGAGGGGCAAAGCCGGTGATCCTGGATGGGTAAGCTGGCAGATGACTACCTATGATAATCCATATATTGATCCAGCAGAGATAGATGAGGCTAGGAATGACCTGCCTGAGTTAGCATTCAGCCAGGAGTACATGGCAGAGTTCAATGAGAATGTGGCAAATCCATTTGGTGCAATGTTCATCCAGCAGTGTACCTATCCCATGTCTACACAGCCTGCTGTATGCTATGGCATTGACCTGGCAAAATCATTTGACTATACGGTCATCATAGGGCTGGATGCCAATGGCAGTGTGTGCCACTTTGATAGATTCCAGGAGGACTGGAGGAGTACAAAGCAGAGAATCAAAATGCTGCCCAAAGCACCTATCCTGATGGATAGCACAGGTGTGGGTGATCCTATCTGTGAGGACTTGCAGGCAGAGGGGCTGGACATCACCGGGTTTAAGTTCAGCCAAACATCAAAGCAGGATTTAATGAAAGGGCTGGTAGTAGCTATTCAGCAAAGGAGAATATCATTTCCGGATGGGGCTATCACAGCAGAGTTGAACATCTTTGAATATGAGTTCAGCCACACAGGGGTAAAGTATGCAGCACCTGCAGGCTTCCATGATGACTGTGTGATGGCACTGGGGCTGGCATGGCAGAACTACAATACAAAGAGAGCAACAGGCAGCTACTCATTTGCCTGAGTATTTTTACTCAATAGTTTTAGTTT